ACTTGCTTCAATAGATTGAGATGCAATGTGAGATGTAATTGGATCATTAGTTCTTGCTAATTTGTATGCTTCAGTCATTGATTTTCTCCTCTAGTTTGACTTTTGAATATAATTTAGGATTTATTTCGATGATCTTAGTTCCTCTATAAAGAGCTTCGACCAGCTTCTTCTTGAGTTTGTAAACATCAGTCTTGAACCCTTTTACATCCTCAACAACTTCACAGCCTATTTGTCCCTGTAATCCTGTTTGATTAAGATCTATGTAAGAAAAGTCAGCTATGTAATCACAAACCTTAACTCCATCAATCATGCATCTGTATCTAGGATGAACTTGTAATGTACTAATTTCCCCAGCTTGAAATCTTGGGAGTAGGTTAAATTTATAATGCTTGGCTTCAGCTAAACTATCGAATGTGTATCCATCCAGCTTGACCTTTTTGTTTTTAAATTTTGAAAATGATCTAGGAAACATGACCAGCTAACCTTTCTTTGGCTTCCAATCTTTCCATCTTTTCATAATCGTTCCCAAGTATTTCCTTCCGACAGATGATCTCCACCAATGTGGATGTCGATCTATGCTGGTTTTTTGCTTCAACTTCCAAAGCTTCCTTGAGTTCTTTCGATATTCGGCAGAATAAGACAACTTTTTCACTCATAATTTCTCCAATAATCCAAGAGTTTCTAAGGCTTTTTAAATAAAATATACAAACTCTGTTAGTTACTACTTGATATTGATAGCATTATGATATATTTATTAATAGACGTACAAACTGTGTACGTTACGTTTTATAGGAGATATTGATGAAATTTACATTTGAACATTACGAAACAAAAGCTCTAGATACTTTTTTAAAGTATAAAAAGATCGGAAGCTTTCCAACTAAAGCTAGTAAAAAAGAATGTCTTGATAATCTTTCTAGAGCTTATGATTGTTTATTAGATGACAAAACTTATCCAGATTGTGATGATACTGATTATACCATTTGGGATATTCCACATAATCTACATCAGATTAGGGACAAGCATAAAGTTATATTACCTTATTTTGGTATTGATGCTCATAAAGTAATGGCATTAAGTTATTTTAGGCAAGATGTTCAAGCTATCGATGTAGTTAAGCCTGTTAAGGTTAAGCAAGAAAATGTCTTTACTGCTAATCAAGCAACTCATCTTGGAACTTGTCAAATCTGTGGAGCAATGCAGAAAGTATCTAAAACAGATGGTGCTATTGCTAGTCATGGCTACACTTTACAGCATGGTTTCTTTGAGGGAGATTGCTATGGTAGCCGATGCTATCCATACGAAACTCATACAGATCGTCTATCATATTACATTGTAGCTTTAAACCAGCTCAAAGATGAAACTAATGAGTACATTCTTTCTGGAACTTATCCAGATCATTTAAATGAAAATAAATGTAAAAACATAATAGCTAGTCTTGTTTACCAGATCATTAATGCTGAAAAGAGAATTAGCAATCATGTTGTAAAAGAATTAACACCAATAGAAATCTGGAAATAGGGGATACATATGTGGAACTCTAAATACATAATTGGTTCTGGCAGTAAAAATAGGATGTACTGCCTTTACCATTCTTTTGATGACTATAGTTCATCTGGTCTTATTCCTAGATGTCATCATGTTTCTAATCTATCTACTGACTATTCTAAGGCTATCAGTAAGGCAAAACAGATTGCCCAGCCAGATTGGAACTTAATAATTTCAAACAAACCTGTGATCCTTGACGATATTGTTAGGGATGGCAGTTCTAAAAAACCTACCTACAATAATTTTTATGTTGATGAGCCTGTAATTACATATCCAGCTAGTTCTTTTGTTGGTGCTGTAGGAGAAACAGTTTCATTAACATTAGGTGTAACAGACAGCTTTTACTTTGATGGTGCTTATGGAAGCACTCTTTGTACTAAGTTTGTGGATCTGTCGCACAATATATATACGACCTACAGTTCAGCTAAGTTCGTTAGAGAACTTACAGTAGGCGATACAATTTACTGTACTGCTGAAGTATCAGCTCACAGTAATTATCAAGAAGAAAAAACTACCACCATTAAAAAAGTAAAGGGAGCAAACTAATGAACTTACATTTAACTGAAAGCCAATTAAATTTGTTAGACAATCTTGTTGATAACCATATTCACGAACAATGTCATCACTCTGAAGATGCTAGAAAGCATGGAGAAGATATTAAAGATACACTTAAATATATTAAAGCAGTTCAAGTATTACACACTAAAATTACTAAATTAAAGGGAGCAAACTAATGGCTAAAAAACACATTCTTAAATTAACTGAAGATCAGATTGAAACTATTGATTATGCGATTGTGCAGTTACAAAACAATATATCAAGAGATTTTCCTAATGATGCTGATGTAAGACGTTCTCTTAGAAATAAATACGAAACAATATCAAGAACTATAAACAAAGCATTGAAGGAGCAGACTAATGGAAACTAATATTCTTAGAGCTGATCATGGAAGACGGCACAATGGTAAGTATTGTGCTTTAGTTCGTGTATCAACCGATAAACAGGATGTTGAAAACCAGATTTTTGCTATTAAACAATATCTAAATGGTGGCGATCATCATGTGGAATGGTTTAAAGAAGAAGCTGTATCTGGTAAAACACCTTGGGCAAAACGACCAGTTCTTAATGATGCTATTAAGTATTGCAGAAAGACTAAAGCTACTTTGATCATCTATTCTTTATCAAGGTTAGGTAGAAGGCGAGGGGATGTTCTTAACTTCTTTGACGATGTTGTATCGCAAGGCAAGATCAAACTTATAGTTGTTGATTATCCTATGCTTGATGAAACTACAGTCGGTTTTATGGCTGTCATGCAACAACATGAAGCACAGGTTATATCAGAACGAACTAAAACTGCATTAGCCAGAATTAAACATGACATAAAAGTAAATGGATCTCATGTATCAAGATCTGGCAATAAAATTACAAAGCTGGGAACAGGCATGACTAATGATGCACAAAAGAAAGGTGCTATGGGCAATAAGATCAAAGCTAATGAAAGAGCTGACAATCTTTTACCTAACATCGAAAGAGGTATTGCTATGGGATGGTCTTACAGGGAAATTGCTTTGGATTTTGAAAAGCGAGGTTATGAAACTGCCAGAAAAGGCGAATGGCACGCTTCAACTATTAGGAATATGTACATGAGAACAAAGGATAAAAAGTAATGGATGACATCAATAAAAGACTTATTAAAAATTCAGCTACAGATATACACAAGCATTTATTAAAGCAGTATTTTATGAAAACTTGTCAAATCGAAATGGCTGTTTACCAAGCACGACAAACACGAATGGATAATAAACTCCAAAGGTATTTTAATTCAACACCATTGAGAAATGCTTTTGCCAGATGGATGACATACGCTGTCTATGCCAATAGGTGGTACACTATAACACAGCTTGTTGCCGATATGAATAGCAACAGACAATCCATTTCAACAATGATCACAGAGTGTGAAGCTGAAGATTGGATCATCGTAAAAAGATCAGCTAATATGGTTAAATGTCGAGCATCAGCTATACTTGTAGAGAAAACTGAGGACTATTGTTTGTGGCGAAAAACTTTAACTAAATCTACCATTGGTTCAGCTTATAATGCCCTTAACAATTTTGAAAAACTAATGCAAAGCAACTTGGCACTCGATTAATTTTCAGTACCAATTTGATATGCATATATTTAATAATTTAATTTACTATTATAAATTTAAGGAGGAGTACAAAGTGGGATCAAATCGTAAACGTCATATATACAAACATGATATAACACGAGCTATGAACAGCACTCGGTTAAACTTTCAACGTAGAATGACAATACCTATGTTTCATCCACAGCATTTGTTGGCTGTGGCAGAAATATTTCAATATGGAGCTGACGAATTAAACCGACTTGTAAACTTAAATTCCTTTAGACGAGTGGATAAATTAGTTCATGCTCATTATGTTATTAATACAATGACTTCAAATCTGGCTGGAATAAAACCAGCCGATCCTCGTAATAGAGGTGCAGAAGAATTAGTGTGGGGACATAATGGTTTGGAAAACATTCATGGTCTAGCCGATTTAGATAAAATAATAACTGAAACTGAAGGAGAAGAAGATCATGCATCGGATCACGATCAATGGCGAAAATGGATGCGAGAATCCATGGAACGAGAAGAAGAACAAAAACATCGTAAGCACAACCAGCCACCAGAAACAAAGTCTGAAGGTATCGAACAGGCTAAGAATAAATACGTTCAGTCTGTGTACAAAAAGGGGAAGTTTACTAAATCAAGCACATAAAGGGATACACAGTATAATATCAGAAGTATGTCGCATAATATATATTCTCTCTGTTTTTTTCATAAAACCTAATGTAGCAGTAAAAACTATTTATGCTATAATTTTAATTCCTCTTGTGTTGTTGGAGATCTGGGGATTATTTTGGTTTCTCTGTGCTTTAGACGATAAGTGTTACTACGATAATGTAGGAGCTTAGAGATGCCAAAACTTACAAAAACAGGTCAAGAATTAGGATCATCTGAAACTCCAGCAATCGTTTTAATGAAAACACCATTCCAAACTAATCAAGATGTTTTAATGAAGCATCGTGATGCAGTTAACAAAGTAGAAAGGATTGAACATTATCTAAATCCTAAAGCTTTGAGAAGGGGAACTCATTTAGAACATGGAGTTGCTGATTGGGCATTAGAAGAGTTACAAATAATGAATGGTCATTCATCCATAAAAATATATGAGCCACAAAGTTCTTTTCAAAATATACCAGAAAAAATGGGAGCTTCTATTGATCGTATAATTGAAGTGTCAGAAGTTCCTATACAAATAGAAGATAGTAATGGTGTAAAAGAAACTTTCATTGGTACAGGCATCATGGAAATCAAAACAGATTTCTATCATCAAGGTAAAATTAAACCAGAATGGCTCATACAAGTTCATCATCAAATGATCTGTGCTGGTATTGATTGGGGAATGGTTGCCTGTCTTGATCAAAAAGGTGGATTGAATTTTTATCCTATACACAGGAATAAAGCTCTTTGTTCTGTTATTATTGAGAAGGTACAGGAGTTCTGGTCTTTGATTGAATCTGGTGCTGATTATCCAGAGATAAAAGATAAAGATAAACCAGAGTTAACTAACATTGAAGAGAAGTTGGTTAATAGTAATCACGATTTTGAACAATTATGTTCTGACTTTACGACTGCATCATCTGAAGCTAGGAAATGGACTAAGACTAAGGATGAAATCAAGTCTGCCATACAGGACATTATGGATACACTTGCAATAACTCATGCTAAGTTTCAAAACTTTGAAATCATTTCAGAAACAAAATTAAAAGAAAAAAAGAAAATGGTAGGCACAGGCGAAATGCAAGAAAGCTATACCTTTTCATTAAAGGAGAAAAATTAATGCCAAATTTAACTATGCTAGAACCTAAGTCTTTATCAGAAGCTATGGAATTTTCTAAAACATTAGCTCAATCTGGTTTAGTACCAGATGCCTATAGAGGTAAACCAGCTAATATATTAGTTGCTATTCAATGGGGATATGAAGTTGGCTTGCCACCAATGCAAGCTCTATCAAACATAAATGTTATAAATGGTAAAGCTACATTGTGGGGAGATGCTTTGGTTGCTGTTTGTAAAAAGCATCCAGATTATTATGGTATGAAAGAATGGCTAGAAGGGGATACTGCTTACTGTTCTGTCAAAAGAAAAGTCAAAGATACTGTTGAAGAAACTGTAAGAGAATTTTCTATAGCAGATGCAACTAAAGCTGGTCTTATGAATAAAGCTGGTGCTTGGAAGTCATATCCTAAAAGAATGTTAGCTCAAAGAGCTAGAGGATTTGCCCTTAGAGATGCTTTTCCAGATGCCATCAAAGGTATTATCACTACAGAAGAAGCTGTTGATTATCCAGACGAAGCAAAAACAAGCGATTTAAAGGTCGTTAATGCACCTGTTATTTCAAATGATGTAGATCTAGCTAATAGTATAGTTGATGCTCTCACAGACGATAATAAAGCCGAGAATGATATTGTTGATAAAGATGTACAACCTCTTAAAGATACTATCTATGAGTTAAAGATGATTAATAACAAACCATCTGAAGAATATAAAACTTTAGAAGAGGTAGTAGAACGATACAAAGCTATAATGAGTGCTGTTTATTCTAGTCCAAAATTTAAACCAGAAGAAAAGCGAACTATCCTCAAAGACTTTGAGCATATAAATTTGGAACTAATTAATCGTAAATTTGTAGAACAAGATATCTCTCAAGTTAAACAGCAAAGGTTGGACTTTAATAAATCATTGTCAATGCAAGCAAAGGAGAATGAGAATGGATAATAAAATTGGTTTAACTATTACACAAAAACAAGTGTATGATTTTCTTATAGCATATCACAAAGAAGAAGGAGTGTTTCCTACAGTAAGAGAAATTTGTAAGGGACAATTAGATGATCAGCAAATTTTAAAGAAACGAAATTCTCCAACATCAGTTTCAAGACTGTTGCATGATATCGCAAAAAGAGGATGGATTGAACGTCATACTTTGCCAAGAGGTATCAAGATTATTTAAGCAGTAATCCTTTTCTGTAACCACTTGATCTATGATATGTTAAACATTCTTTTCTAATATCTTCTGGATGGTAGCTTATGTGTATCCATCCAGAATTTTTCTCTCCATTATAACATTCTAATATGAGCTGACAGAAGGGGAGATTACTTTCATCTCTTATCCATACAGCCAGTTCATAATTATCAACTCCAGCAACTTCAAAATCACTTGCAGAATAGCCATCATTACAACAATGGTGGCTCGTACTTTTTGATCCAATCTCTTGGCATAATTCTTTACTACGATACCCAGAGCTGATTAAAAAAGATCCCCATTTATTTCTAATAGGTTGTAATATATTTTCAGCTAAAGCTTTTAGATTATATATACCATCTGCATTAGGATGATTTGGAATACCTTTTCTTTCGGCTGTCTGTGATTTAGTAAGTTCAGCAAGTGTAAAGTTTTGTGATAAATCCATTATGTTTTTTTCTTTTTAGGAAAACCAGACTTCATATTGCTATAAGCTGAAGGACTTATTGAGCTTTTCTTTTTTGTAGCACTCGTTCCAGCCTTTTTCTTCTGGTTAATATTGTAATACAAGCCTTTCTTTGCTGTTTTACCAGACTTAGTTTTGTGTGTACCAATCGCCATTTCTCTTTCCTTTCGTTGTTTAGAGTGAAGTGTGGTTACATGTAGGGAATAAAAATAATTCCCAATTTTAGCGAAAAATTTTGATAGAGTTAGCCAATGCCACATCATTTTTTATCTTTACCTTTAATACGTTCTACAGTTCTCATCCCCCCTAATCCTAACATTCCCATTAAAACTGGAAGCATTGTAGCTGTGTCAGCTTGTGGAATAATTATTCCAAACCCAGCACAAATCGGAGAAACTAAAAAGTTAACCATAAAGCCAAGCACACAGACGTAACCAGTAAGAGGTCTCCACGATGACTGAAACCAATTACCTTTTGCTTCTGCTTCATTAACTTTGATTTGAGCCAACATTAATTCTTGATGATGTTTCTCTGCCATCGTACTTATTTCATGGCTTAACTTCTGCTTTGTATCGGCATCTGGTATAAACTTATCTAGTATGCCAGATACTGCTGGTATTAATGCTGTTAACATTACTTATCTCCTTACTGTTTTAGAACCTCATTCAATCCAAAGCCTTCCAACAAAACTAAAGTAAAAAATAATAACAAAATACCACCAGCTATTAACTTACCACTAAAGTTTGTAGAGCCTATTTTGATTGCGACAAATTCATTGCCAAGTATTCTAAGTGAAAGCTCAAAAGAATTATTGCTAAGATCTAAATTGATTAATTTCTTTTTTTCCTCTGTCATTTAAATCCTTTGTTAAGATTTTTTAATGTGTCCTTTACTTCTTTAGGTGGAGCATCTGTTAATATATTAATTCTGCATCGGAATTTACGTTGGCATTTGAAAACACTATCTTGAGTTATTGTTGAATACTTCCTATTAAAACCAATTTGAGTTTGATAAAAACACCATCTGGTAGCTCCATTTTCTTTTATGTCTTGAGCAAATAATCGACAGGTAGTTGTCTTAACAATCTTTACATCTCCTCTATGTATTTTTTGTTTATAGGTGTAGTCTTTGGCATAAGCTTCCATATACACAGCCAACATTCCAAAGATAAGAATAGCAACACATACTATATAACTAAGAACTAAAAGATTATTCTTTATCTCCTTGATCTCTAAAGCTTTTCTAATCTTAGCCTTCTTTTCTTTTTCTTTTAATTCTTTAATCCTATCATTTCTAATTTTTAAACAATCTGCCCAGAATGTAGATCCATATTTCATGTTACACATAAGACGTATTTCATCTAACTGACGATCTAATTCTGCTTTATCAATTTGTTCATTAAGAATGTTCTCCATTCCAAGCTGATCTTTAACAGTTGTGTTATAGTTTTTTTCTTTATTGATTTGATCTTGTGCATTAAATATAGAACCAACAGCTTTTGCTATTGCCGATGCATCTTTGCCTGTATCTAGTGCAGATTTACAGGCTGAAATTCCAGCTTTTAATAATTGATATCCAGCTACAGCTTCGCCGATACCAAGCATTTCATCCTCTCAATAACATTTGAGATGTTAGAAGCAATATTATAGCTCCCATCCCAGTATAAATGCCTGTTTCAAGTCTACGAAGGCGAGAAGTTAAATCTTCAATAGTAGTTTTAAGATTATTTATTTCAGCTTGTAGGCTTGTCATTGTTGGTTTGCTCATTCTTTTTCTTTGGCTTTGGTTTTGGTTTTGGTTTAGCTAACTTAGGATTTAATTCTGCGATTGTTTTAGGCATTTGTTTTTCCAATAATTTTAAAAACTTATTTAATTAACTAGACCTTGAGTTTTCCATACGTTCAACAGTTTCATCATTACTTAATGAAGTTTTGAGCAAAGACATAAAGTGAGTTTGTGCAATTTGTATTCTATCAGTAGCTTTCTTTAAATTATGTGCTTCTGCCTGACACTCAGTAAGTTGCTCAATAAAATATTTTTGCTCTTGTGATAGATCATCAGCTTTATATTCTTTATTATCGATATATACTACATTAGATTTTTCAGTCATTACCAAGAAACTCCATTTGCTGTAATAGGTGTCTGTGATTCAGATATTTGATTTGATACGTTCAACTCAGAATTAGCTATGCCATCTGCACCTAACTTATCCTTTACAAATTTTATTGCATTTGCTTTAGTTACAGAACTAAATGCTTTGAATGTTTGACTACCAAGTTCAACACTAACAGTTTCATTCATAGAGCCAGTATGTGCTGTGCCATCTACTGTTTCTGTACCATCAAGTTGATATCTTATCTCTGTTATAACATCAGACTTATCGCCCATTGTTATCTGTCTTTCCATGTCAACTATTGACCATGTGTATGTTATTGCCATTTTATGCTCCTTCTAATGCTGTTATTCTTGCTTCTAATTCTAATATTGTCTTGGTTAATAAAGGTACAAGTTTTGCTTGGTCTATAGATTGATGGTCTGGTATAGTTTTATTAGCAACCCATGTTGTATCACTTGCATATGTTCCATCAGACTTGCCCTCTATCCACTTCTCTTCAGATACTGCTTGTCTATATATTGTGCCATCTGCATTAAGAACAACATTAGTTATATCTTCAGTCGCATCTTTTGTTCCAGTAACAGCTTCTGGGACTATACTTGATACTTCATGTGCTAAAAAACCATCAACTGTAGTATCTGCATCTGCTATAAAGTTAAAACGAGATGGCTTTAATTTCTTTAGTCTTGTTGTTGCATCCCAAGATGTTACTACATTTTCTTTTAGCCTGTAGTCAGATGAAGTATTAAAGGCTGTAGCAGTAGCAGAGATTGTAATGTTACCTACTGATGAACCTCCTAGTTTTCTAAAATTTTGCAACAGACCTGCATTTCCTCTAACCATATCCAAACATTGTGTACCTGCTGGTGTTACAATTTCTATTTGACCATTTACACTTAATACTGCTGACCCAGTTATAAGGTCAATATTTGTACCAATTTGAACGCTATCAGTACCACCATTTACAACAAGCATATTAGCATTGCCATTTGATTCAACACGAAAGTCTAGGTCTGCACTACCATCATTAACAACAACCTCATCAGCTTTAACAGATATTCCCTTTACATTACCAGCTCTAAGAGCAATCGTATTTGTGCCAAATTCTAAATTTGTATCGGTATTACCAGTATGAGTTAAAAATTGTGGTATATAAACAGTGCTATTAAAATAAGCAGAACCAGCATCTGACATATCAAGTTGAAGTGCAGTTATAGCAGAGCCACCATCAGTTCCTTTAAAGAAAATATCTTTATCTGCTACAGAAGCATATATACCCAATCCTTCACTAACTTTTGCTAGTAGACCAAA